CTCCGCAGCCTCAAGTATTTTCTTCCGCAATGCCGTTGCATGGGATGGATTGTTTGCCCAGACGGCGCCAGGGTTTGGCTCCATCATGTATTTTGGGCCAGCATGCAAATCCACAGGCCACGCCAATTCTTTGTTGTTGATGTGGGTGAGGCGGCCAAGGTTTGAGCGGTCACCGCCCACGTTCAATATCGTGCCGCCCTTGCCCTGCTTGTAGAAGTCTTCCCAGGTCAATTCTTTCTTTGGCGCTAAATCAACGCCAGGGATTGGCTGCATTTCGGTGGACACATCAGAGACAGCCATGGGCTGCTTCACGGAATAAAAGCTTCCCGTGCCGAATTCTGCGCCTTGCGGCACCTTTAGTGAGGAAGCAATCCGCAAGGCTTGCTGCACAACCTCTGGATCTTCGCTGAAGGGGGACGCAACACGCTGCAATGCCTGACGCACAACATCGTCATCGGGGGAACCGCCGCCCCGCAACCCTTCACGCGGGGCAGCTCCCAGCTTAGGCAGGCCTGCCAGCCGCAGCGCATGCACAACCGGATGGGAGAGAATTGACGCCTCATCAATTTCGCCACCATGCGCAGCACCACGCATGGCGCTCATCACATCTTCATGCGTTGTGACTTCATCAGCGGCCTTGTCCCACACAGCGTGGTGGGCGAGGTGCTGATAGTACGGCTTCAATTCTTCCGGCAATTGCAGGTCCATAGCCTGCTGCCGGGCAGAAAGGCGCTCAACGGCTTCGGTGGCGCCTTCACCGCCCTTGCGCCGCAGATATGCCTGGGCCTCAGATGTTGGCCTGCCGGTATGCTCTATGATCTGCCGGGCATCCAGCGTGGGCTGGTCGCCACGGCCCATCAGAGAGGCAAGGAAGCCTGCCTTGCTTGGGCCAACGCCTCGCACATCCTTGGCCATCGCGCGCCACTCAGCAGGCTCGCTGGCGCCGCGCATGGCATTGGCAACAAGAGTGGAGATTTCCCGCTCTTTGCCGGGCAGATTGCTTGCGGCCCAGCGCAGCGCGTCAGGAATGTCTTTCTCATGCTTGCCGAATGGCGTCATTATCTTGACGGCATTGGCAATGGCATCCTCATTAACTTCGCCACGCTCAGCGCTGTTCAGATAATCCTGGCCAGCACGAGTATGCAGCCACTCACCGAAGGCGCCTTCGGGGCGGATCTTTCCGGTGAAGCTTTTGGGAAGGTCAAGCCCGGCGGCGCGCACACGGTCCACATCATTGGCCCGGCGCTGAATGCTTGCCCGCGTGATCGTATAAGCTTTGATCAGATCGCGGGCAGAAAGCCCTTCATTGGCAGCGCGCTTGGCAATTTCATCCATGTAGCTTCCAAAAGCCTGAACATGAGATGGAATTTCGCGAAAATTGCCTAGGCGATTTTGAACGTCAGAAAGAGATTTCCACGCCCAATCGTCAATATGCTTCGTTGGGGGGTCTTGATATTCGCGCGTCACATTCAGCGCCCGCTGCACCGTGGGATCTTCAGCCGCATTCATTGTCGGGATCTGACCGCCATCGGCATAGCGGTCAGAAGTCTTCAGATCACGGAGCCTGGGCAAATCAGCCACCCCGGCCTGATCATTTATCTCTTTCACTTCATCATCAGACAGGACGCGATTTACTTTCAAACCGCCACTGATCAACCAATTGCCCGTCATATTTGGGTTTGTCTTGTAGCGGTAAAAACCACCGTGCGGAATTTGATCCGTGATATGCGCTGTCTTTGGATCAATGGCGCCGCTCTTGGTGCGCTTGGCCCGCTGATCGGCAACAGACTGCCAATCAACATCGGCAGGCATTTCCACTTCGGCCCACACATGCTCATCGGGCCGGTAATCCGGCTTGGTTTTATCAGGGCTGCTTTTGTTCCCAATGTGCGTGGCCATTGGAAGATCGCCAGCATGCCAGCCAGGACGATAGGCAAGATCGCCGAGCGAAGATTTTACCTTACCACCCCGCATCGGGCCTTCTTCAGCAGCAATCCATTGCCCAATCGGGACAGGCTTGTTTGCGTTCACATACAAAGGGAAAAGCTGGCCGGGGCTGCTTTTCTTGGTGCGAAACAGCTTATATGCCTTAACGGTTTTTTCGGGCGGTTCAATTTCGCCACCGCTTGCAAAACAATGCGCTTCGTACTCATGGCGCGAATCACGATCTTTTACAGAACCACCCTCGGCCTTGCCTATGGCGCCGCCGCGCCATTCACCAGCGCCGCCACCACCGCCGCCGCCACCATCGCCGCCGCCACCACCGCCATCGCCACCACCGCCACCATCACCATTTCCACCGCCACCGCCATCGCCATTGCCATCGCCACCAGGACCGCCAGGGCCACCAGGACCGCCCTCACCTTGATCACCCTGATCACCCTGATCTCCAGGGCCAGCAGCGTCAGCAGTGGCAGCCTCAGACATTGAATTGACATTATCAGCCGCAGCCGCAGCAGCATCAGCCGCCGCCTGTGCGTCCATATCAGATTGCGTGGCAGCAGCAGCAGCAGCAGCATTGGCATTCGGATCAGAAGCAGGGCTACCCATAGCACCCATAGCGCCTAGGCCAGCCATTGCTCCCATTGCAGCCCCAACAGGGCCACCCATCATGCCGCCAATCGCCATGCCGCCCAAGGCCGGGCCTGCTGCCTGTGCGAAGCCAGCAAGGTCTTGCCCAAAATTCCCAGTGCCGGGCGCACCAGATGGACCCTGCGAGCCCGGCGCTTCACTATTACCCCCGCCGCCAGAACCATATCCCCCAGTATCTTGATCAGGGTAGGCATTATCTTGAGGGGTATTTTGCCCTGCCTGCAAAGCCCTCATCCGCTCATTTACAATCCGCGATGGATCAGTCGCTGGATTAAATGCAGGCGGTTGAAAGGGTGTAGGCGCCGAAAAGTCAGAGGGATAAAAGGTTCTAGGGGTAGCCAAGTTACTCCCCAAATTCTCATAGAACCCCCCATTTGCAGCCTGTCGCCGCGCAATCATCATAGCCTGCCGAATAGCTTTGCGCGGATCGTGGTTCATTGCGGCAACGCTCCCCCAAGCCCTGGCAGCGGCGGCAGATTACCCCGCCGCGCCCTCTCCTCTAACTCGCGCTCCGTGACAGCCTGGAAGGCAGGCCGCACAAGCGGCGCCACAACCGGCGCGCTCTCTGGATGCACTGCAAGGTTCTGCGCCAAGTCAATGAGCTGTAGGCGTTCACGGGCGATAGCTTCATCGGTCTTTGCCCCCATGGCCCGCTCTTCAAGGCCAGTCTGCACATGGAATTTAGACACATCCAAGCCCATGCGCTGCTCATGCATGGCCTGATTGGCCTCAAACTGCTGCGCTTCCAGCGCCGTGTCAGCCTGCATCTTCTGCGCCCGCGCTTGGGCTTCCATAGCCTTCGTGTCGGCGTCCTGCTTCTTAATCTGCATCTCAGCCTGCGCCTTCAGCAGCTCAGGCGGCGGCTTGCCCTGCGCGTCAGGCGACGCAAAGAATTGCTCAGGGTTGTTCCAGCCAATGGCCTGCAAGGCCGCCGTATCAATCGCAATCGGGTCGTACAGCCCCGGCTGCGCCTGCTGAAGCTGCTTCAGCGCCATGATCTTCATCAGGCGCTGCGTGTGGCTGGCAGTATTGGGATCAGCCTGCGGCACCAGCTCTGCATTGTCCAGGGCTTGCAGGAAGCGCTGCTCATCCCACGGATAGGCATTCTTGCGCTTGCGCTGCCAGAAGCTCTGTGGGTTCTCGCGGAAGCACTCGGCCAGCAATTGGAATTCCTGCGCCTGAGCAGCATGCATGCGCTTATGGACAGAATTCAGAATCTTCTGCGCCTGCTCAATCATCGCCAGCGTGGTGCCAACCGGCGCATCAGCGCGGCCCTCGCCAACCATCATCTCGCTCACGCCGCCAATGCGCTGGCCAGTCTCAACGATGTTCTGCACAAGCTGCATTAGCGCGCCGCTCGGCTCCTTGTACGGCAGCGGCATGATCGCCTGCTGGATCGGCATGCCGTTGGTCTTCACCAGCGCGCCGCCGCCCGGAGGCACACGGAAGATATTTGTGTTTTGCCTCGCGCCTGCGTCTGCGAACAGGAAGCCCGGAAAGTTTGCGTACATCCCAGCGTCCAAAAGCTCGCGCCATGCAGCCGTCACCGCGTTTGTCGTGTTGCCAAGGATATGAAGCAGCCCGATGTCGTAGAAGCCGAAGCCGGGCATGAAGGTGTACTTGACGAAATTACTGCGGGCTTCAGGAAGCTCGGCAGTGTCTTCATCATAGTTGCGCACCACCGAAAGTATCTTCTTTGAAGATGCATCAATGGTCACGCGATACGGAATTTCCAGGCCAGTCTCTTTGCCTTTGTAGGTATGCTCAAAGCCCTGGATGTTCAGCTCGCAGTAGCACTCATAGATTTCACGATCCCGGTCATCAGGGTTCATGACATCCGGCGAAATGCCTTCCTGCGCCTTCTCTTCACGCTGAAGGCTATCAAGGCTGTGCGGGTTTGGTGTGCTGAGATCAGTGTCTTGATACACGCCCAGGATTTGCAGGCGCTTTACCATGCTGGGCTTCAGAAACGTGCGGTGCGTGACACGCTTTGCATTCTGCAAGTCGGTCGCGCCGTTGTTCACAATCAGATCATCAGCATCAACCGTTTCGCTGACGGGACGATTGCGCAGCGGGCAGTAGTACACCTTTTTGAACGCGGAACCGCCGAAGCCGAGCATCAGCAGCATGCGGTCAGTGTCAGGGTAATACTCGGTCGCCACCGCCGTCAGGTAGTGGTTGAGGTCGCGCTCCAATGCATTCGCCAGCTCATCTTCTTGCAGGCTGGGATCATTGTCGTCGTTACGGATTTTCACCGGCCCATCAGTGGGCAGCAGCTCAGACCGCGCATTGGCCTGGAAGCGCAGCACGGCTTCGAGCAGCAGCGGATGCCGCACCTTGGACATGCCTTCGACCGGCGCACCGTCAGCAGCGCCAGCAAGGCTGGGGATTTCAATCTTCAGGCCAAGCAGCTTCAGGCCAGTGGCGCGATCTTCAATCCACTCGCTGCGGCTTTGCAGATCATCGCGGATACCGCGCAGCAGGTCTTCGCTGATGCGGCCCAATTCCATCTGTGGGATTTGATCAACGAGGTTATCAAACCAGCCGGTTTCTTTTTTGCCGCCAGCGGCTTCAAGGGGCTGACCATCAATCCGCACCGTGATGCTGCCATCTGGATGTTCGATAGACAGGATATTGCCGCTGTCATCGGTCTGCGGCTGATCGGCGGCCTCATCGGCCTCCATGATCACGACCTCTTCACCGGGCGGCAGCTCAGGCGCCTCGGGGGCGGGCTCACGGATTGACGGGCTAAGGCCAGGGACAAGTGGCATGGTCACTCCCTCTCGCGGGCCATATTGCACATGTGGCCACGCAGTCGCAACAGATTAGACAGGATACAAAGGCCCAGAACCTGCGCCCTGATGCTGCATACTCTCCTGCACGGCAGCGGTCCATTCGGGGCCACGGGTCAGTAGGCCCAGGTCACGCATATGCCTGATGGCCTGGGAGACAGTATCCACAAGGTCATCGTTTTTGCCCTTGGGGAAGGTGCCGACCTGGGTGATCACCTGATCGGCCCAGGATCGATCAGGGGCATAGACCATGCCCTCGGAAAAGAGGTGCTGGACCGAATACAGCCGGGCCAGCTTGTCCTGGCCCTTGGGGTCCAGAAGCTGGACGCCCCAGTCTTCATGCCCAAACAGGCGGCGCAGCTCCTGGGCCACGGAATGCCCGGCAGCCTTGTTTTCGATGATCAGCTTGTCCACGCGCATGCGGCGGCAGGTGGAAGCCACCTTCTCGACCAGATCATGAAGTTCTAGGCGCTCGGCCCAGGCGTTCATGAGCATCACGCGCGGGTGCTGTTGGCTGTAGCTGCGCTCAACGCCATCCTCAGTTTTGGCGGCCTGGGCCACGACATCGCCGCTGAAGACGCCCCAGACGGTCATGGCAGAGAAGTCGTTTTCAGTCTTGGTGGTGTAGGCCGTGTCCAGGCTGGCCACGATATAGTCCATGGCCGGGTAGGCATCCTCGGTCCAAAGTTGCCACCAGTCGCGCTTGATGATCCCGCCGCCCTTGGGCTCAGGGCGCTGCTGAAGCTGCCCGGCAGCGGTCCATGGACCCATCTGCTTTTCCAGGGTGGCCACTTCGGGCTCACCAAAGCGCTCAGGCCACAGAAGCTCCCCGGCTTCCTCACGCGGGTCTTGCCAGCCAATGCTGGTAACGAATGAGCGCTCAGGCTCATACCGCATGGGCAGGCACAGGTGCGTCCAGTTGTCAGCGTCTTTGCTGAGGATGTGGCCGGTCAGGTCTTCTTCGGACAGGCGCTGCTGGATCACAATGAAGGCGCCGGTCTTGGGATCGTTCAGGCGGGTGGACAGCGCGCCGTCCCACCATTCGATGGTGGCTTCGATGGTGGCCTCAGAGAAGGCTTCCTGGGCAGCGTTGGGATCATCCACCACGATGATGCTGCCGCCTTCGCCGGTGAGCGCTGATCCCACGGAGGTGGAGAGGCGGCTGCCGCCCACGCTGTTGTCAAACCGGGTCTTGGTGTTTTGGTCGCCGGTCAGGCTGAAGCGGCTGCCCCAGAGGCGCTGATACCAGGGCGACTCGATCAGCCTGCGGCACTTTACACTGTCGCGAAGGCTCAGGCTCTGGGCATAGGAAGCATGCAGGAATTGGACGCCAGGGCCGCTGGTGGGGCTGCGATGGCGCTGCGCCCAAACCCACGCAGGGAAGGCTACGGAGGTCAGGGAGGACTTGGAGCAGCGCGGCGGGATGTTCACCAGCAGGCGGCGG